TTGTGATCCTGATTATAAAGATTAAAAAAATAAAAAAAAATTAAAAAATTAAAAAATTAAAAAATTAAAAAATTAAAAAATTAAAAAAAATAAATAAAACAATTTTGAAAAATATGTAACGTTTTAGTTACATATTTTTTACTTTACATATTTGACATGATGTATGATACTTCTTCCTCTGTAACTTTAAAATAGTTATAAATTTCTTCTTCTTTTCCAGTATAATTTATATCTGGTATGGGAAAACTCTGTAAAATACGTATATTATTAAAATTACCCCATCTACAAATATTATTAATAAACACATACAATGGATGCTGTAAAATAGCAGTATATTTTTTTGCCTCTTCTTCGCTTTTACATAGTATAAATACAATAGACTGAGTCATACCACAATTATCTATAAAAACATTATACTTATCGGTTGTGCTAATAAATATTTTATATCCATCCTGATATTTATGAGGCCTAGATGCATAAACTGTTTGACTAGGTGTATGTATTAACTTATATTTATAAACATCCGTTTCTTCATTTGATATAAACTCACTCTTGGTATATCTATGTAAATCACTGCTAGTTTTGACATCAAATTTTTTCAAATGATCATTGTCAATTGTTTTGCCTAATATATTTTGAACAATTTGATTATAAAATAAAGGTATATATTTACGCTTCATAGATTTTACGCTACCACTATATACATTTTTTTTCCAAACACCTGATATTGATATGTCTTTATAAGATGGACAATTTTGTATAATATACCAAGTAAAACTGGAACCTATATTTTTAAAATATTTTTTGGCGCTATGAATATCAAGATGAACTATTTGGAGCTGTGTTAATGTTTCTATCAATACATTTCTATCCGCATAAGACATCCAATTATCAGGTGTAATAAATAATAAGTATCCGTTTGGATTTAAAACTGATAAAGCTTTATCAATAAAGTCCTTTATTAAATTATGATTTTTGGAAGCCCTCTTTCCATTTTCTAACAATTTAGCATAAGGTGGATTAGCTACAACTAAGTCATATTTTGTATTTATTTGTGTTTGAATAAAATCGAAGTTTGTTATTTGCAAATCATATTTATTACCGCAAAATACATTACGGACATTTTCTAGTCGTGGTTCATTTATATCGTTAAATGATAATATGTTAGATAGTGATTTTTCTTTTGTATGGTATTTCATTAATTTGAATAAAATAGGCAAACTAAAATTACCATTACCACAGCATGGATCTAATATTTTTAAATCTTCTTTACTCCATAATTCTTCTGGCAATTTATCAATCATTTCACTTACACAACGGATAGGTGTTGGTTCATCATTAGATGATTTATATGTGCTTTTATCTATATTTAAAACCTCATCATAATATTTTTTCAATTCATCATAACTACAGCTATCTATATCAGGTTCAATAATTATATTATTTGATTGTAAAACAATATTTTTATCCTCTTTTCCTTTTTTCTCAGTTGTTTCTTTTTTAAAATCGCATGGAGTTTTTCTATTTTGATGTTTTGTATATCCAGATTTATTGGCAAACTCTTTTCCGCATTTATCGCATTTATGAATGGTCATTTTAGTATATTTATAATATAAATAATTATATTTATCTCAATTTTTTATAATTTAAAATGTCTAATTATAAACTGCATACTCTTACCATTTTTTCAACAAATATATAAAAATATACTTCATTAAAAATATAAAAAATGTTTAAAATATTAAAAATATACAAAAATAAGTATTTATAAAAAAATTGAATTGAATTAGTTTTTCAAAAATAAAAACAAATAAAACAATATCAACATACTAATTCAAAATGTCACTATTAAAGAATAACATATCAAATAAATTAAATATAACTAATACAGATAAAAATGTATTCACAATGGTTTATAAAAAAAATAAAATAATTAAACAAAAAATACCAAAAACGTTCAATATATTTTGTCAAATAGATAAATATCAAATATACGAAGTAATTGACATTATTTTCAAAGAATGTTGTAATTTAGATGTATATGGATATACTAAACTTTATGATGAATATTGGGGTAAAAAGAACGACACATATTTTAAACTAAATGTTGTAAAATATGATGTTAATATTTCTACCATATCAATCATACCTATATTTTATAATGAAAAACAAATAAAAAATATATATAACCAAATTTTAGAAAGTATAAATATTTACGAAAATACATTCCATTAAAAAATAAAAATTGATTACTAATCTTTTTTTATAAAGATAATAAAAAGATTAAATATGAATTCAAAGGAAATAAATAACGATAATTCATCCAATGGCAATATTGATATTGTTATTAAAAGCAATAAAAAAAAATATGGCATTACAAAATTCGCATACTCTGTTATAAAAATGCTAACAAAAATTTTCAAATTCTCAAATAAAAATAAAAAAAATAAATTTGGTAACAAAAAAATTATTTATGGTAAAAGTAGTCAAACATATAAGTATGAACCAAATTGTATATATGTATATAGATACACTTATAATTCAAATGAAGGCGATGATATACATGACATATATAATAGTCTAGAAAACGATGATGAAAGCTTCTATGAAAATGATGATAATAGCTTTGAGAATGAAAGCATAGACTACCCACCTCGTAGTCTTAAAACAAGATGAATTGTTGATTCTTTTTGAATATTACAGTCAGTCAATGTTCTATCATCTTCTAGCTGTTTTCCAGCAAAAATCAGCCTTTGTTGATCAGGTGGAATTCCTTCTTTATCCTGTATTTTTTGTTTAACCATTCCAATTGTATCATGTGTCTCTACTTCTAATGTAATTGTTTTGCCTGTGAGTGTTTTCACGAAAATCTGCATTTTTGCTATTGAGGTATTTATAAAGATATTTTTAAATAAATATTTTTATATATTTTCGCCAAATTTCTTTAAGTAGGTAAAATAATATATATTCCAAACCAATTTAAAGGCGGTGTACTACTAAAATGTAGAGAAAACCGACAAAAATGGCCAAAAAACAGGTACTCCACGTGTAGTGAGAATTTCTTTTTTTTTTTCCAAAAGTTTTTTGGGGTTTTCATTTTTGGACATTTTTTTTGTCCATTTTTGAAAAGTGAAAATACTTTCCGACTTTCAGAATTATCCGCTTACCATATTTTAACTTTAGCGTCTGGACACCAAAAAAATAATTCAAAAAGTGTTACGATAAAATTTTTATATTCTTTCAGAAAAAGGATTTAGGCGTTTTTTCTGTCCTCTAATTAGAGGACAAATGGATGACAAAAAAAACGCCAAAAACGCCAAAATTTTTAATTGTGAAAACTGCGACTTCTCATGTAGCAAAAAAAGTGAATGGTCAAGACACATCGCCACAGGCAAACATCAAAAACAGGCAGAAGAGGACATTTTGGATGACAAAAAAACGCCAAAAAACGCCACACCATATAATTGTGAGTGTGGCAAAAAATATAAACACCGTCAAGGTTTGTGGAAACATCAAAAAATATGTAAGGTCTATTACGATATCAAAATATTAGAAATAAAAGAAGAAAAAAAGGATATTAAAATGCTTACTGATTTAGTATTGGACGTTGTCAAAAAAAATCAGGAATTGACAACACAAAATCAAGAATTGACTAGTAAAATAGTAGATATATGTAAAAATAATAATCAAACTATTATTACAAATAATAATATAAATTCAAATAACAAGACTTTTAATTTGAATGTGTTTTTAAATGAAACATGTAAGGACGCTATGAATATTATGGATTTTGTAGATTCTCTCAAATTACAATTAGCCGATCTAGAAAGCGTTGGAAAATTGGGGTTTGTAGAAGGTATTTCTAATATTATAGTAAAGAATTTGAAAGCGTTGGATGTTCATAAAAGACCAGTTCATTGTAGTGACTCAAAGAGAGAAGTAATGTATATAAAAGACGAGAATAAATGGGAGAGGGAAAATGAAGATAAATTAAGATTGAGAAAAGTAATCAAAAAAATTGCAAATAAAAACTCAAGATTATTGCCACAATTTAAAGAGCAGCATCCTGATTGTGGTAAAAGCGACTCGAAATTCGCAGATCAATATAATAAGTTAATCATTGAAGCAATGGGTGGTTCTGGTAACGAAGACGTTGATAATGAAAATAAGATCATACGAAAAATCGCAAAAGAGGTTACAATAGATAAGAATATATCTTTATTATAAACACGTAAAATAATAAGAGATAATAAAGATATACATTTTTATTTTCTAGATTTTCTAGATTTTTTAGCTTTCATAGACTTTCTAGCTTTCATAGATTTTCTAGCTTTCATAGACTTTCTAGCTTTCATAGATTTTCTAGCTTTCATAGACTTTCTATATTTCATAGAACCTCCTAATTCAAAGTCATAGTTTTTTAATCCAAAATCATCATCGTTTAATGGATGTATAGATGATTCATCTGAGAATGAACCTGTTAATGAACCAGTTTCGATTGATTCATCATCATCATCATGTTTTTTTATTAATTTATCTTTATGTGGTTCTTTTAAATAAGGATAATAATCACTAAATTTTCTATTTTTACAGTCATAAACATTTATAATATTACCACTAAAACCTCTTTCTTTAGACATATAATAGTTTCTTAAAATCGCATCCATAACTGGACCATAATAATTATGTTCAGTCCATTTTAAAATACTTACAGATCCTCGTGTTCCCAAAGAAATTTTTGAGTTATCTATTTGTCTATCTCTACATAAAGGTCTGCCCTCTGGGCTTCGTTTGCTATACTTGTATAAACATATTTGTTTCGTTTTTGTAGATTTATTTTCAATAGGTAATTTACACGCTATTTTTTCATTAACAATTAACGATATAGGCATATCTTCTAATGACATAGGTATCATTTTATTACATTTTATAGCAACATCACTACTAGATACATAATTTAAAATATTAATATTGCGTATAGTCGTTTCATTTGGTGGAATGTAAATACTACCAAATGTGGCCATTTTTAATTTTGAAATATTATTATTGTAATTTAAGTTAGCCTTTTGGTTGATTATTTCAGCTGCTCTATTAACAATAGCACCACCAAAAGAACAACCAAATACTATGACATCTTTATATTGTGGATTTTCTAAATCTACCAATATTTCATTCACAAGTGAATTTACAAAGTTACTATCATTTAATGGAGTATATTTAAAATATGTTTTCACTATGTTTTGAACAGCCGAGGATGTTTTATGACATCTAAATTTTACATTTTCTAATGGTATTAATGTACTTTCTGATATCCAATTGCTATAAAAAGAACTCATTGATTTACTATAATCGCAACCAGCGCCAGCTACATAATAAAATATGGTATCCGTAAAATAATTAGCCATTTAAGATATATAATAACGCAATATTTTTTGTCAAATCTTTTATAAATTATATATTGGAATGAAGTTAAAGAGCGGTTGCAAAAATCATGTATTTAAAAGTTTGTCTAGATACTTTTATTATGTTAATATATACATTTTGTAGAGCCAAATATAGAATTACATAATAATAGTTCATCTTTAAAAATAAGTTGGCCATCGTCATTTCTATACCATTTCCAAACAAGTGAATGTCTATTTAATATTTTTAATGTGCCATGACCATATTGAGTGCCATTTCTAAACGCAGACCATGCTGGCTGTGTATAATATTTATAATCTAGACCTTCCAAATTACCCCCATCACCAATGGTAATATAAACACTCCCATAATTATTCGTTTTATTTTTATAAACTGGATATGTGCGTTCATACGCATGAACATGACCACTAAACACAATATTCACGTTGTAATTGTAAAATAAATCTTCCATATACCCACGCATTAAAATAGTTTGTTTATCATCATAATGTTTTACATTTGAATTATACCATGGACAATGCATAATAACTATTACCCATGGTGTAACATTTCTATCAATACGCATTAAATCATTATTTAACCACCTATATTGTGCGGATGTCATATTGGTGTTCGAATATGGATTTAGGTATATAATATGAGCTAACCCAGTTGAAAAACTATAAAATGAATTACCATAGTTATATTCACTTTGAAAAACGCTTGGTGTGCAGTAAGGCATATTAATATTTGGGTTTATATCACTTTTTATTATAACCTCGCCAAATTCTGCTTGTCTAACGTAAGGCATTTGGTATCGCTTTTCAAATGCCGTATATAAATTACTATAATCTGTGCCATTAAATTCGATCTCATGATTACCTGCGCAAACCATCCATGGCACTCTTTTTGCGAGCGGTTCTATCATTTCGCCGTATGAATCCCATAAAGGTTGGTTACAATCAGCATAACTCAAATCACCAGCATGTAGAATCATTTGTATATTTTTATCTTTCATAATATGATTCATGGTGGAAAGCGAATTTTCCGTTTGACCAAGATCGCCAATAATAGCAAATGTGATTGGTGTTTTTTCTCCTACTTCAGGTAAAGTGGTAAAATTAAGAGTATTTGTTTTAACGCTATTCACAAAGTCACCACATTTATAAAAATAAGTGGTAGAAGGTAGTAGTTCGTCTATTAACACGTGATGAATGTAACCACTTCTATATAAAGTAGGTTTGTTTAATATATAAGTAAAATCATATGATATTGATTTACCGAATGTATATTTATCCATGAAATCATAATTGGTTCCATAAGTGACATGAGAATAACAATTATCTAGAGTAACCCAAGATATTGTCATTGATTCAGGGGTCAAACCTTGAGCAATATGAATTTGTGAAATATTGCAATTCAATGCCGCATTTACACCAACCACTTTATAAAAACCAAGAGTTAAAGTTAAAATAACAGGAAGTAAATTTGTAAATACAAATAAATATGAAAACATATTTGATAATATAATTAAAAATATATTTTATTTTTAAATAAGTAAAATATATTATATTTTGAAGAGTGAAAATATATATA